AAGAAGTTTCATTAACACTTCCAATACTAAATTGCTCATCACCTGGAGCCAATAATAAATTTGCGTATTGAGAATAAACAGCCTTTGTAGGTGTTTTTCCTGCAGATGCGTATTGACTTACAGGTGCAGAACCTGAGCCGTGGTAGTGTCCATAAGCAACAGCAAACTGAGGTTCAGCAGCTGGTATTGTTTGAGGGTCTTCTCTATAAAATTCATAATAATAAACACCTGAAGCTGCATCCTGTACTGATGATGTGAACAATTCGTTTGATGCCATTTTTAATTCACCATCATTGTTTGTCCACATTGCAGCAGTTATAGTATCTGCTTGTGCGTTTTCAACAATATCACCTGGTTCGAATCTACTGTAAAGTGGTGTTATTGGCCTTCTATAAGGTCTAGACATTCGTCTATTACTTCTACCAACTCTGGTAGAAAAGTTTCTTGATAACGCGCCATCTCTTTCAAAACGTGGTGATGTACCTCTATCGTATGTTGCCATTTTTATCCCCTATTATCTTTCAAAGTAATAATCTTCAACTAAATTTGTAGCTGTAGATTCTTTCTTAATTGTTACGTTAATTGTAACGTATCCACCAGTTTCGTTTCCAATTATTGTAAGAGTTGTTGTTAAATCTGATACCGGCTGAGGTTTAGCAACAAGTTCAAATCTTGTTCCAACAGCTGTAACAGAATTACCAGTATCTCCAATATAATCTGCAGTTGTTGGATTTGTTCTTGTTCTTATTCTACCACCTGGTGCAACATTAAGATATGCAGCATCAGAATTTGCAAGAATTGCTGTATAGCCGTATGTTCTGTTACCATTTGCAAAGTTGGCAGTGTTTGGAGTAATTGGAGTTTTATCACCACCGTATGTCAATATGATATCAGTAACACCAACTGTAACTGTTGGCATTCTAGAAATATTTTTAGGAAGCGTTACTAGTTTGTGCTTCATAACATAATTTTCATTAGGTACAGCCTCAACAAGAGGTAAAGCCTCAATTGCCTGTCCATAATAATTTGTACCTAATTGGTGATTTACATCATATAAACCATAATCGATTTCGTCATCACCTAATGCAAATTGAGTAATGTTAAAAAATTCACTACCTTTTGCTAACAGTTCTCTACCTTTTTTTGTTAAGATAGCGTCAACTGTAATTGTTGTTTTATCTAAATATCCCATATTTGTTTACTCCAAAAATCTATTTTATTATATATAAATATATCTATATCAAATTTTATCTTATACTGTCATTAAAATTAACTGCCTCAATATCACCTTGCGCTGCTGATGGTGAACCTATTACTAACGAATTAGGATTTGTATCTGTTATTTCTACAACAGGACCTCCATCAACAGTTGTTGTAACAGGCATATTAAAATCTGAACCTACAAGTTTACAACCTGCAAATAGCAGTCTATTATATGCGTCTGTTCTATAATCTTGAGCCTCAGCTCTTTCATAACTTCTACTAACAGGTCTTAAACCTGAACGGAAAAATCCTTTTCTTAATGTAGCAGGTGGATAACCACTCATACTTACATTAGAGTGATGGTTTCCTGTAGAACCTGAATTTGCCATATTATTCATAGGTGCAAAATAATGATATTTAGGTGTTAGCTTAAACCTAGAATGTCTTTGGTGATGATAGTATTTTATATTTCCTCTATCATTAAATTTAGGAACTCTTTCAAGCCTTTGATTATGACCATAATTAGGGTGGTTAAAGTTAGAACCACTAACCTTCCAGTTGTCCTGTGTAAAAGAAGATTCTGATGTATGTGAATGTACATATTTTTCTATTCCAAAATATCCTTCTGCAGGAATAGCTTCGATATTTAATAAAAAGTCACCAGCGTTCTCATATGAAGCACCACCTTGTATTACACTTGCAGTTGGATTATTAAAATATCCTACATTAGCACCTGCAACAGATTGTGATTGATACCATTGCATATTGTCCCAATAATATCTCGAACCTTGTATGTCTACTTTGTGGCCATGTCTATTTCTTGTATCTAAAAATACTTCTATTTCAGCAGTAGACTGGTCAGTTGGTACAGCACCATAACTAGAACCACTTTCAAGTGTTTGATATCCTGTATGTGCTTGTATTGCTTTTGTTCCAGCTTCATCAGAGCCTGTTTCCCAAATACCATTTTTAGGATTTTGCCATTGGTGAAAAGGACCACCTAGTGTAGTTGTGTTTGCTGTAACTCGGTATCTGCTTATATCTAAAGAGCCTGAGTAATGATTTTCTTCTACATACTCTTGTAGGTTTTCAACCTTAGGTCTTTCTAAAAGATTTGCTTTAACCAAAAGTCCTACCTGTGCATTTGCTCTTGCAGGTACCAACATTTCTATCTGCTTAAATAATGTATGGTCAATATATCTTAATATTCTTAAGAATTCAAAAAAGTCATATGGGTTATCGTGCTTTTTCCAATAATGGTTTCTAAGTACTCTTAGTCTTTTATATTCATTATCTCTATAATCTAAAGGATTACCTACATAATTATCAAATCTTGCACCACCTAATTCGTGAGCAATGTCTAAATCTATTTCAAAATGAGGTGCAAAATAAACACCTAATCTATTCGAGTCCAATGGAGCTTTATCAAACTGGCTTCTTTCTACTTTTCGCTTATCACTTAATCTTCCTTGTAGCTCTGCAGACTCTATTCTAATTTTATCACTTATCTCTCTAGTTCCTACAAGGTCAGGCATAGGAGTATAATGTCTCTCTTCTTCTGTTATCCAATCTTGATTTACATTGCCTCTAAATCCTGAAGCTGTTGCAACAAGGTTACTTCCAAATGCGTTGGTACCTGTTGTTGTCCAAATATCAGTCAGTTTATGGTTTGGGTGTGATGATGATAAAAAATTATTACCTGAATTCCAAGAAGAGCTAAACCTATTTAAGTCTGCACCAAGAGAATATCTTTGTACCAATTGGAAATAAGAACCTGTTGCTCCGTACGCCTCTATTGAAAGTGGTGCTCTCGCATGATTATGAAATTGTTTTAACGAATTCCAGCTTTCAAATGCAACATCGTCGTCTTCTGGTAATATCCAAGTTCTGTATTCTTGTAATGAACCTGTATAATAACTTTCTGGATTTGATGCCAATGATGTATCATCACCTCCTAATGTAACACGAACATTTTGTATATTCCAGGAATACTGTGCGTCTGTTTGAGCTGATACGTTTAAGAATGCAGATGATGTATGTGTAATTCTACCTCTTGAATGGTCAGCTGCTTTACATACTGCCAATTGAAAGCCTATTGCGTTATTTGTACCAAATTCCGAGCCTGTTGTTTTTGACACCATAACGTTCCACCAGTCATTATCGTAAATCGGCATATATGATGAAGAACAAAACAAATCAGCACCAGCTGCTCCTATTCTGTAATGGAAAAATACTTGACCAAAGTTGTAATATCCTGATGTAACATTAGATGCTGATGGGTGAGCTCTTAATTCTAATGCAAATTGATTAGCTCTTGAAAGAAGAGTCATGTTCTTACTTGCAGTGGTATTAAACCTTAATTCAAAAGCGTCAACTGGTCTATTTGTTGTTACGTGTTTTGGCCATTTTGCTGCATTAATCTTTGCCCAAGGTGTCTGTATTAGTGTAGGGTCTGGGTTAGGATTCTCTTCTCCAAACTGCAATGAAAAACTAAACTTATCATATATGGCATGAGAATCGGTTGTTTTTTCTTTTTGCGGTCCACCATATTCAAATATTCTTAGTAATGTTGGCGGTAAACCGTATGTTGTTGTCAATGCACGTATACCTCTTTCACCACCTTTTGTTTTCATGAGATAAGGAAGGTTGTTTAGCATACGCTTCCAGGTTTCTCTTGAAAGCTCTTCTCTTGTTATCAGCGAACCTGTTTGTTGATTAGATGCAAGTGTATATTTTATCGAACCTGAATCAACCTGTATTACATTGCCGAACGCGTCATATGACTGTGTTGCATATCCTGTTATTTGAAACTGTGTATCTGAATTTGCGTATGTGTTATCTTCGTTAACACCTAGTGCATATTCCCAAAGGTCCGTAAAATGAAAACCTTGATATGATTCCCAACCAAATGAAGCAAGTACATTATATACAAGGTCCTTAGAAAGTCCTTCGTATAAAGGATTGTTTCTTTTGTGTATTTGCATTGTATAATCAAGGTAATTATATACAGTGTCAAAATGATGTGCAACCATATTTACGAATAATAAATAATTTGCATTATCCTGGCCGTCACCTGCTTCTCTAATATGGAATGGAATTACGTTTTCAAGATTGTGCTGGTTCATTACATCATAATCAAGTGCGACATTAGACTGAGATGCGAACCACGTTGTAGCCTCTGCTGAGTCAACAGCTGCTAATGTATAAGGTTCATCTGCATTTGTTTTTGGCCAAGTTCTTTGGTATCTTATTCCGTTACCTTTATTGTCAGGTTCGTATGAACCAGATTCAAAGTAAAGATATTTTTCATAACCATCAAAACCGTTTAATACCTCTTCTTTTTTTAGAATATAGCTATTTTTATTTTTAGTATTAAAATAACTTGACGATGCCATAGCATTTATTGTTGCAATTTGGTTATCGTAATATTCAATCAAACCTAACTTAAACTTAAAGTTTTCTAGCCTTTCTTTTGCAGAGCTAAAATGTACAAAATTATAATAATAATGATAATCAATATTTAGATGTGTTGTATCATATCCCGAACCTGATATATATTTATTTAATATTTTCTGTCTAGATAGAGAGTTTGTACCTAAAAGAGAATTCCAAGTTTCAAACCCCGTTTCACCTCCAGCTCCTTTTGTAACATCAATTGTAAAATTAGGTCCTGCTATTTCTTCACCATCTTTTGGTTTTTCAGCAGGTATAAGTTTAATCATTTCTGTATGAGATGTGATTATTTCTTTTACAATCCAAAGCTGTTGCTTAACTAGTATATCTTTAGGTAAAGGTTTATATAATTTAAGAAGTATTCCATCATCACCATCACCTTTCCAATTTGTTACAATGTGTACGTTATTGTCACCTAAATTTATTAAAAGGTCCTGCCATCCTTCGTCTACAAAATCATCAATATTTTTTTCTTGTAGCTCTTCAAACTCAGACAAAAACTCTTCATTTCTAGTAGTTGTTTTTATTCTTATTTCTGTACGTGAATCTGATATTTCGGATATGTGCAGTCCATTATTTTCATTGTATGAACCTAAAATATCTCTAAAAAAATTATAATGTACTTTATATAAACCTGATTTGAATCCTAGGTCTCGTATATCATTGTGTATATCAAGTTCTATTCTAGGCTTCTTTCTTTTTCTACCTTTCTTTATATATTTATCAATCTTAAAAGTATCGACATCATATTCACTAGCTAATAAAGTTTCACCTCCATATACGTGTAATTCAACTAAGTCAATTTCACCTTCACCAAAATTTGTAAAAATCTTTTTTGAAGGTATATTCTTTAAGTCTTCTGGTTTATATCTTTCTATTCTATCCATAATACACCGATATATCGTTAATGTCTTCGCCGTCCATCAAATAAGGATTTTGTGAGTTTGAAGAAAGACTTTCTATATCACTAAAATCTCTTTCATATCCCATTTCTTCTCGATGGTCATAATATGTTTCTAGTCTACGGCCTCTTTCAAATTGGTCAACGCCTTGCTGTTGTGGAGATAAAAATCTATATACATTATTTGAATCTGACCAATATATTGTATTTGTTCCAGATATTCTCCAATAACCTTGTTTTCTCTGTTGGTTTGAAGATATTGTATTTCCTGACATTGAATTCTTTTTAATCCATTGTATCTTTTTATTAAAGTTCCAAGGTCGTTTATTTACAGCACGTCCAGGACTAACAGCATCAGCTGATTCGAAATCACTTGTTTCTGGATTATATCTTAGTCTAACCCATTTTTCTTGTTCCAGGTCGTAATTCATAAACGGTCTTGTTGGAGGTTTTTGTTTGTCGTAAGATTTATTTGTGTCTTCCCACTCAAACCTTCCTAAAGGTATATCCATTTCAGGACCTCCCATCATCTCTTTTATTCTACCAGGCCTCCATACACTTACGAATTGAGCAACAGTTCTAGATACTCCTTTGTCATTTGTTATTTCACACATATACCTACCAGTACCTGACCTTTGTATATTATATATACTTAGTTTTCTACCTTTTGCTATTACCTTGTTTTGAACATCTGTATCAAAGTTTCTTTTTGGTTCTGCAGAAAAATACCAAGTGTATTGTATGTTATCTCTATTCTTTCTACCTTTTTTATCCTCATAGTTAAATGCATTTACAACCATAACAAGTGTGTCGTTAGCACCCATATCTAAAATATGAGGTTCTCCTAAATCGTATGCAAGTTTCCAACCACCACCTTTATCCTTATTCGCTTCTCTGAATGTAACGTTTTCATATTCGAATTGGTCTATAATAGGAGTACCATATACAGGTGCTTCTGCTTTTTCTAATTCTGTAAACTTAACATCAGTAAATCTTTCTGACATGTCCTGTTCAAAAATATATCTTGCGGATGCCAATTCTAACTTCCAATCGTCTACATTCTCTCTTGATATTATTATACCTACACCATTTCTTTCGTTGTTTTTATCAATGTCAAATTCAAAGCTATCTCTTAATGCGTAATTGGGGTCTGAATATAAACTATCGCCTTTTATTGCCGTTGCTGCTCTAATAGGACTTACAGGTTTGCCTCTTACGATAATCTGACGTCCTGGAGTCTTAGATATTTTTACATCTCTAAGAAATTTTCTTTTATTTCTTTTATTTTTATTATGTGGCATTATCTAACAACCTTAAAAACATCCTTAATAGGATAATATGCAACTGGTACAGAACCTGTTGTTATAGTACCATAGCTACTTGTATTATATAATTTTACCTCTATCTGATAATATCTTTCTGGTGAAAGATTTTTTGTATATATTTCAAAATAATTACCTTCAGAATCTGCGCTTATTTTTCCAAAGTTTAGGTCATAAGGAATTACAGTCTCTCCTGTTTTAAGGTCTTTAACTGAATAGAATGCTGAACCAGAAGGTAATACTTTTACTGTTAGATTTGCTGATGTGTTTCCATAAGTTTTTGTAGGATATTTTTCTCTTGCAACAATTCTAAATTTAGGTTTTGTATTCCATCTATATGTACCTGTGTTATTTTTTAGGTAAACAAATAAATTCTGCGGCTCTGTTATTGATATTGTACCAACACTTGTTGACCATGATGACTCGTCCCAACAAAATTCTAATCTAGGTTGGTATATTGTATGAGTATCATTAGAAAAGAATTTTAGACTTCCTAATTTTGTATTGTTTAATTCAGCACCGCGTTCTCTTCTTATTAAAAATCCATTATTGTTTATTTTGTCAATTCCAGATACACCAGAAGACGCTGTCATTTTTCTTATCCAATATGTAACGTCTAATCTTAAATCAGTTCTTTTATTTGTTGCTGCTCCATTACCTTGTGGTCCGTATACCTGGTTAATTGTTGGCTGGCCAGCTATTGAGTGTGTAGAACCTCCATACTGAATTTCGCCGTAACAATTTGTCCATAAAGAATTTTCATTTTCAGGATAAAGCCAAGTACAGCCTTCTCTTGTTATAGGCTCGTTTGTAAATCTACCACTACCCATAAGCCATGATTGAGAAATTGCATCTAATTCTATTTCGTCGCTGAACGCTAAATTTTCGTCCTTGTTTGCAGAATATAATTTTAGAAATGTTGTTGGCGTACCTAAAGGTTTACCTATATTACTAGAGCCACTTCGTATTTCGTTAGGTAAATCAAATTGTATTAGTGTTCGAGAATTAAAAGGGCCTGAACCTGAAACAAGTGGCATTGAGCCTGATATATCTTTTCTAATCTCTAATATTTCGTCAAGGCCTGTATTCATACTTGAAGAATATATTCCATCTCTTACCTTTTCGTAAATAGATGTATCTTGTGAAGCTGTTATAGTATATATTGCCATTTTAATATCCTACAATTCTACCTTTGATATCCTTGTCTAAATATTTAACTTCAAATATCGACGGGTCCATAGAAGGATATATTATACCTTCTCTTGTAGCTCCTTTTATATCGTATATATTTCCGCTATATCCAGATGCTCTATCAAACAAATTAAACACTCTTAAATTTTTAACCGTTTGTACTCCTTCAACCTTATCTAATTCTGTTGCAATTTTAGGAAGTATTATCGGTTCGTTTATTGACCAATTGTCTGGGTCAAATATACATCTTAACTTTTTTATACATCTTAACAACACATCTTTATTTTGATAACCTGGTCTAGGTAATATACTAAAATCAACACCTACATTGATTATGTGTGCGTTTTTAATATTTATAGCATCTGTTAACATTCTATATTGAGATAGATATGTTTGAAGATTTTGTTTTGCTAATGGTGTAAGAGGTACATAATTCTTATTATCGTCATAAGCAAGTGTATATAAATTTATTGCAAGAGGATTTTTTATTTCGTGTGTACCTACCGTTTGAATCCAGTATTGTTCGTCTTTATCTAAATAAGCTTTAGATACAGAGCCATATTTTGCTGGCATTGCGTATACTCTTGCTATATAATCTTCTCTTGTTACAGCTCTATTTTGTGATGCAAAATGTGCCAAAGCGTTGTATTTTATATCGTCCGTTGTTTCAGCTGACCTACCACCTACAGCTGGTTTAAGATTTATAACAGCTAATGAATCTTTTACGATTTGTACTGTAGCATCAGGTAAACCATCTTCGTCCAAAAATACAGAACTTTCTATAATTGTATCTACTGTTCTAGCAGCAACGTTCGATGATATACCTCCACCTGCAATATACTTTACTGTTAATGTTGTATCTCTAGGTGCCTCTCCGTATTGTCTTGTAAACATTGTGTTTGCAGGGTCAAATGCGACGTCTACATAAGTTGTACCATTCATATAATTTTGTGTTGTATTACCATAAGGTAATGCCAAGCCTACATTTGCAGGATTTGGTACAATTAACTCATCAGGCTGGCTAGATATTCCTGCACCAAACCAAAGTTGAGTTTTATTATTTGCTTTGACATGAGTTGTAAATCTTTTTGCTGTTCTTCTTAATTTCAAAATATAAGGTGCGTCATAATTGTAGGCAGACATAGATGGGTCTGAACCCCAATTATTTATTACGTCTTCAAATATATTATCCTGAGCTAAATATTCTACCTCTCTCCATTTTGTTAAATCAGAATCTTTAACATCTATGATTGCAACAACATTATCAGGTTCTAATGTTATCTTGTCAAATTTCTTTGCAGCTCCAAATGTAAATGTTTCAGTTTCCATTTTACCTGCCATTGCGCTTACTTCTTTTTTAAGAAGATAATATGTAGGTTCTCCTGTTGTGTCGTCAATTTGATATACTGATATATCTGTTGGGTTTGCAGAGCTACTTGCCTTAAAGTCTACTTTATCTTGTGTAATAAATTCAGAATCACCTCCAGATAAAACCATACCTTCTGCAACCTCCATTGCATATCTCATATCTGGTGATACCTGTCCTGCTGTTGGATATATTGCAGGTACTATTTGGTATACCGATAATTCTACCAGTGAAGGTATAGAAGGTTTTGTTTTATATCCTAATGCTCTTGCCAAATCAACAACATTCGCTCTTTCCTCTGCGTGCATTAACAGGCTTTCTTTTAATTGGTCATCCACATAATAAGATAGTACATCACCTACATACGATGCCATTTCTATAAACATCATACCTGGAGAAGATTCATTAAAATCGTTATAAGTTTCAGGGAAATAAGATTTTGCATAGTTAATAAGGTCAGCTCTAAAATTACCAAAATCCTTATTAAGATATTTAATATCTCTTATTTGTTTCTTATCTATATTACAATCATTTGCCATTATAAGTCACCTATTTCTAAAGCGATTGTCTGAAGGTCCATAGCGTTACCTTTAAACATTCTCCAATCTATTTTTACATTCATTCTATTCTCGTTGGTTTTAGGCTGTTCTATTAAAACATCCTGTAAATCCACATAAGGAAGCCATATTGCAACTTGGTCAAAAATAAGTTGCGTTAATCGCTCTCTTAATTCTGGTGTGTTATGTTCAAAAAGAGATTTCCAAAGGTCGCATCCAAAATTAGGATGCATAGGTCTTTCACCTCTATTTGTTAAAACCAAGTTAATTAAATTAGATTTTGTTTGGTCAACAGTTGTATATGATTGTTGAAAGTCACCTCCGTTCTTACCTACCTTTGTACTTGGGTTAAAAGGCAACTGACCTGAACTACTTCCAGAAGGTATTAGTGTTTCATAGCTGTACCTTCTCGATGCACTAGAATCGTTTGTAAGAGGTAGCGTTAATCCTATTGCTACATCTCTTTCAAAGTCTAATGGATTGTATTTATATTCAGGTCTTTTTCTCATTACTTAAATCTTTTAACTAATTCAGAATAATCTCTATTCAATGCTTTACTTAATGACGGGTCCAAAGTATTTGGATTTACCGGTACGTTATTTACATCTGTCATTTGAGTTGCTGGTGATGCTCCTTGCATTGACATAAATTGACTTCTCATATTACTTTTGAAGTCAGCCATTTCTGGATATGGTGCAAAATGGTCATCAGTACTCGTTTGATTCAAAACCTCATTTAAGGTTGTATTAGATGTATACTTTTGTTTTTGTGAATTCTTATTTTCCATAATTGTTAAAGCTTCATTTAATTCAGTTTGTACAGCTGATTTAATCTCTCTTTTAACAACCTCTCTAATAAGTCTCACCAATTCTTTTTTTGTCATATATACACTCCTTAAGTTTATATATAAATATCTAAAATAAAGTTTTTTTATACCCAAGGACCGGTTGCACCTGAGAACGTATTTGTCCAAGTTCCTGTTAACAACCAATTTGCTATTACATTTCCACAGTTAGTTGCCCACATAGTATGAGATATTCCTGACATACCTCCAGGATATGTTGACTCAATAGGACATTGAGTAGGAGGTACTGCTGCGAATGTTGGTAAACAACCTGCTGCGTATGTAGCATAAAAAGCATCAATAGCAGATTTTAGAACATTACCTGCACTATCATTGTTTGTGCTCCAACCTGCCAATATACCATAGGCTGCAGCTTCTGCAGCTGGTATAGTAACAGAAGGTGGAAATATTGCAGTCGATGCTAATTTTAGAGATTCAGACCATCCTTTTGCTGTTCCAGGTGAAGCAACACCAGACACATCTCCTGTGACACCTTCATAAGCAGGTGACTCTGGGTCAAAATATCTAGCCATATTATTTGCGAATACTGGTACTAAAAAAGGCATTATTGTTTCATCGCCTCCATTTGTGCTTGAAGCTGAGAATATATTACGGCCTGTACTGGAGGACCTGACATACCACAAGGTGTTGGGTGTGTCTCTTGTACCAACTGCTGTAACATAGTTAAAACTATATCTGCTAAAGCACTTACGTTTAACTTCCATTTAGACGTAGACAAACTTATTTCTTTTTTTGCAGAAATAATTATATTTTCTTTTTTGGCATTGAATATAAGTCTATCTGAATTTATTATTACCTGAGGAGAACCAAAATATGCATTTATAGGTTTCATAGGTATTACAGGACCTGTAGGTATTGCGACAGTTTGAGCCGCTATTGAATTTGCAGGTTGTAAATCTATTTTTTGAGTGCTTGTTAGCATCATTGTAGAATCGTTATCATTAACATCTTCTATATGTGTATCACCTGTATCTGCATGTCCATTAGATATAATCATTATCGGGTCACCATCAGATGATACTGGGGTTGACCATGTATTACCTGGCTTTCCTAAAAATTGTGTTGAGCCTAATCTTATACTATTATCAAACCTACCTTGTACTATTGTGTCTCCTTCGTAATGCTGTGTAGGTTTTGTATCTTTTTCTGAAAACGTTTCACCTAATGTATCGTTTGTAAATTTATCATCGTTAAATGATATATTAGGTACTGCATTAACATTTGTATCGCCAAACATCTGTACTGTATCAACCCAATAATACTGCGTTGCCTGCGACCTATATTGAGCACCAAGATTTGGAGCTCTTACTAAAAGAACTATTTCTCCTTTAAGCGGATACGACGCTATATTTTTATTTAGTGGCGGAATCCAATAACCTTCCAACTCGTCGTTAAATGTCTTTCTTTCTCTCTCTTCACCTAACATTTTAACTTTTACATAACCTATTTCAGCACCACCAAATTTAGATACAAGCCAGTCATGTGAATCATTCATTACAACATCAATAACCTCACCTGCCGCAACCATCTGGTTGTTTCCAGCCTGGTCATTATTAAAACTTGTTGCTCTTCCTTTATCTCCAAACATTATTTATTATCCTCTAAATCTTGTACTGAATCTAATAACTGTCTTTTTTCTGCCTCAGTTAATAAACCATCTGTGTTATTACCTGTATCTCTTGTCATTGCTCGTTGTACAATTGCAGCCATCTTTATTAGGTGTTCATCATTTTTTACGCTAACCTCTAGATACTCTTTTATTATAGGCACCAATATTGTTGCATCACCCATATTTTTTATCATAGGTTGCAGCTGCAAAATAAGCTCGTTTATCTGCTTTTCTTTTTTAGCAGAATTTTCGTATATATCTTTTAGTAAACCTTCAAATGATTTACCTTCAAATATTTCGTCTTCATTTATTGCCATACTAATACTCCTATTTATATATAAATATACAAAACAAAAAACCTGGAGCTTTCACCCCAGGCTTCTTTATATAACAATTGTAATTACTGATTACTTCTTAATAAAGAATGACATCACAATTACTAATACTACCAATCCTACAAATCCACCTTGTCCTAGTGAATTTACAAGTGCAGTTAAATTAGCAATTACGTCCATTCCAAATACAGTACCGCCTGTTAAGACAGTCCATAGGATTGTTACAGGTAATACTGCCATCATGATAGTCAAAAGACCACCAAAGAATCCTGTTACGTATTTGATTACTGAATCCATAATTCCCTCCTTGTTTTTAATAGTTTTGTGGCAAAATTGCCAAGCGCGCATTTGTTAATTTCTAGTTAGTTAAAATTTAAGACCAAATCCTAAAGTAAGATTTGTAGTCTTTTGACCTGTGTTATATACAACCTTAGGGTCAATAAAAATGACCTTATGGAATGTAAACATTTTTCCTACACCAACACTCATGTTATCAGTGTCTAAACCATCAGTCGCTAAATAAGCGAAATATCCGTTCCAGAAATATCTTGCATGAAAGTCTAACTCCATGTCAACTGTTGAGTCTGCTTGAGCAACAGAGCAACCTATCATTAGGTTATCAGTTACACCATAGCCTACAGTTGGGCTAACTGACCATTCAGTCCAAGCAACGTTTGAAACATCACCAGTACCTACGTACCAGTCACCTTTTGTTTGCGCTTGAGATGCGAAAGTAATTCCACATACTAAAGCGATTGTTAAAATTAAATTTTTCATATTAAATTCTCCTTCTTGTTTTGGTTAGCTGCGCGCTAATTTAATTACGAGCAATACGCTCATAAATTTTGTACTTCTCTTTGAAGTCACGTTTTATTACATTTACGACTCGAGATATATCTTGCGTTTTTTCATTTGTCATTTCTCGAATCAAAACATATAATGCTTTTTTATTATATTTTTCTATGTTTTCTCTACGCCTAAATAATTCTATTACCGCATAGGCTATTTTTTTATCTGTGTCTTTATTAAATCTATCATCTATACTATCATCATATTTTTCTACAAATAAATCTGTAAAATCTTTAAGTGATTCTTTTCTTGAATTTGTTACCTGCTCATTAACAACATCTCTTTGTCTATCTACTGCAAGTAAACTATCTTTTGATTTTAATAATTTATAAGCCTTGTTATTTGTTTGTATACAATAATTTTTTGCAACAATACTAAAGTATGAAAAAGCTCTACCTTTATCTTCAGTATATTTTCCTAACTTCTGTAATAAAAATCCTATTACCTCGTATTGTTTATCTTCTGTAGTACCATTCATATAAGGAAATTTGAACCTGTTAATTATATTCTGTGCCAATTTCCAAACAGGATAATGTATATGTTCAGAATAAATCTTGTTTCTTTTTGTTTGGTTCTTTTCATCATTATATGCTATTATTGCTTTTTCTGTAACAGGTGTAAAATACATTTTGTTCTTTCTTTTTCTACCTCGTTTACTTTTGCTGTTTTGGTAGTCTTCAAAATCTTTAATATATTTTTCAAGATTTTCATAAAATATATCAACAGGACTCTTACTCGGCATTTTTAATCTCAGATTCTAGTTTTGTTAGTACGTCTTTTAATCCATCAAATACTGCACCTACCTCATCGTCTGATTCGAAGCCTCCTTTTGAATCTATTGCTCTCATGTCTTCAAGAGCCTCACCAAATTTTTGATATGAATTTTTTATTACATCATAACTATCTAAAACTTGGTCAGTTAAATCTTCGTTTTTTCTAATTAAATTTATTGTAGTATAAGAAAGTGTTACAACAAATAAACTTAATATAATTACAGCAGCCAACATTATTTAGCCTCTCCAAACAATCCTGAAAATATATCGTCTACTGATTTATTTGCTGTAGCTGTATCAAGAGATTTTTTCTTGTATTTTGTTTTAGATGCTTTTTTAACTTCACCTTCAACCTTGTTTATTTCTCCTTCAATTTTAGATGCCATTAAATCAGCTTGGTGTAATATCAAAGGCATGTTTGTTTTGAAATTTCTATCTGAATTGTAATGCTTAAAATATTGTGTATTAGCATCATCATATAAACCATCATGTACCATAATGGCAATCATTTCATTTTCAGAAAACTCAATACCAAACTTTTGTAATAACCACAAACTTCTATGTTGTACTGGCATCCAATTTAATTCTGGATTAAGATTCCAAAGAGAACCTTGATTTTTTCTGTGCCAATCACTAGGGTTAGGTACATATAAATCTTTTTCCAAATCACCGTATTTACCTAAATCGTGATTAAGAGCACAAAACATAAGTTCTTCAATTGTATATCCTTTCATATTAGAACCCATATGTTTCCAAAGGTCATACGTATGTTTTGCAGCCTTGCAAACTCTTAATACATGTTCTACATACCCACCTACAAATGCGTTGTGATAATTTATGTTACCTGATGCTGGTGTAAACATCATTCTATCCTGAAAAGATTTATACATTTCTGTAAGCTTTTCTTTTCTTTCACCATCAAAGTTTTCCTCGATAATATCCATCAAGGAATTCCAATTTTGTAGTAACTGTTCTTCTGTTAAATTCATGAATTCTCCTCCATTTTATTTTTAACTCTACTCCAATAATTAACTGTTTGTGGTTTTGCCAATCCTCTTGGTCCGCCATTCCAGCATCGAGCTATATGCTCAGGAGTGTTGAGGTTATAGTGATTACAATATATTTTTAACATTTCGATGGATTTTGTGCGATTCCATCTATCGCTATATGTGTATATTTTATTTTTTAATATTCTGTTAATATCGTCTACCATAGTTTTTCTTATCTGTAAACAACCAACGGCATCTTCGCTGGCATTATATGCAGAATCATTACCAGAGCTTTCAACAAAAATAAGAGCAGATATCATATTAGTTTCCATATCTACAAAGTCATATATTTCTAGTCTATTGTTTAACGTGTCTATTTCTTTATATAAACTATCAATAATATTTTCATAATTATTTAATTCTTTATGCATTTCTTCTATTTGGTTTTCAGAATCTAATTGCATCAATAATAATAGCGTCATCGACAATACGACAAACGCAATAAATAATATATTTTTCATATTAGTCAAATAAAAGTTTTAATTGTGCAGGGTCTCCGGTTTTTGTGTCTTTACCGAAATGCTCTTCAACTTGGTTGTTAGAATATCCTAACGCTTGAGCCATACGCTTACATGTTCTCTTAAACTCTTCAATTGTTAGATTGTTATTTACTTTGAATTCTATAATCTGTGGTTCTTTAGATACTAATGTTCTTTGATATGTTAATTTATCTAATGCCATTCATTTACTCCAATAATTTTTATTATATACTAATATAACAAATTTTTGTGAATTATGAAAACAATTAGCTGAATAATTTTGTAACTAGTGATTCGGTAAATTTACCGTTCATTATTTTTGTATAATTTTTAATTTGTCTTGTAACCGCCTTCTTATCTTTTTTCCAGCGAAGGCCTTTTAGTTCTTTTTTAAGGTTTGCTATTTGCAAAGCCGCTTTATCTTTATATTCTTGTTTTTCCTTTTTGGAAAGTCGTTTTTTCTTCTCAATCTTTGTTGGAGGTAGAGTACCTTTCAGCTTAGGTTGCTCTACACCTTTATGGTATACATTACCATTTCTATCAACAAATTCTTTCATAAAGTGCCAGCCTGAAGGTTTACCTGTATTACCTCTTCTGTTTATCTCTGGCGGGTCTGTCATCTCCATTACACATTCATGACACACAGTAGAAGTTGTATCTTCTGATACAGGTGAAAATTGACCGCATAATCTACATTCCATGTATTTATATAATCTATCAGGATTCTGGTTCCACCTTTCTCCTTTTCTATATTCTACTGCATATTCCATATTATTTCTTACCTTTTACTTTGTCTCTTATATTATTAAGTATACCTGAAACAGAGTTTATTCTGTCCTCAAAGCCCTTAATGTTACGTAAACCGTTGGCAACCTCATTGTTAAGTGCCTCAACTTTTTCTAATCTTTTCATACCTGATAGGTTCAAACCTAATTCTTCCATCTCGTCTTTTGACTTCATTGTGTTAAATGCGAAGTTTGCAGTTACAACAAGAGCTATTGCCAATGGGTCAAATACAAACACTATTAAAAGCAAAAACCAATTTACAACTTTATCCATAGGAGTATTTGTCATATCTGATAAATATTTTAGAGGCCCTAACTCTCTTTGCTCTTCATTGTCCATTTCTAAATTTAACAAGTCTGTATCAAGTCTCATTATAGAGTCCTGTATAGCTTCTAACTTTAAGTTTATATCATTTCTATCAGTAATTGTTGATTCCAATTCTTTCTGCAATGCCCTTCTTGCTGACGAAGATGTAGTAGTTATTAACTGACCCGATTCTCTATCTACATATTGTACCTGTGTTGGATTTGATAACGATGTTCTCAATTCGCTTATTGTATTATTTAGTTGAGACTTCTCTATCATTAAGTCATTTTTATTATCTTCAAATCTGTTCTGTTTAACCTGCAACACTACTAATGATTTATCTAGGAATTCAGATTTGGTTGCTGTCTCTTGATAAGCTCCAGATAAGAATCCATATATACCACCTGATGTAATTACCATAAGAATAAACACAGCAATTGAAAGATATATCTTAAGTGCCTTATTTATTTCATTCCAATATTGGTATAATAAAGAAGCAACTACAAGCTTTGCAAATTCTAAACTACCAGCCATTATTATTACCTGGGTACTTGCACCTGCAAATAATTTACTTAAACCAAATACGGAATAAAAAGCAGCAGAAGCAGAAACTGACAATGCACTAAAGGCTATTAGAAAAGGAAGTAATTTTGTTTTCATGATTTTGGTGGTTGGTTTGAACTATATACCAATGTGTATATTACCTTTCCTTCAATGTCCTCTTTTATTCTAATTTCTGAATCTACAATTCCTAATTTTTCTATGTGTCTTTGTAGCTTTGAAATTTTATCAGAGTCATAATTACTTATACATACAAACTCTCCAATTATTGTAACTACCAGATTGTCGTAGTTATATTGCTTTTGAAACGAGTTATATTTTTCATCATCCAATGTAGGTATTAGTGACGATGAATGTACAAGTCTTTCTGAATAGTATTTTTTATTTGATATATCTAATTTTTCGTACCATTTTCTAAAGGATGCATAATCACCTTCAAATATATTTTTATCATTTTCGTCCATAAGAGACCACATCTCTACAGCTGATAGTGCTTCAGGAATATATTTCATATCTCCTGTTTTATATGTACTACTTGTGTTATTTTCGAAACTGTCTCTATATTGTTTAAACAAACCTATTAAATGGTCAATGGAATTTAATCCATGTCTTTTAGTACTTTCAGTTTTATTCATTACAAAACTAGTACGTTTAGAATCTATTGTTATATCTTTGATAAGCTGAGCCATACCTTTTTTACCAGAATCTAATATGTCTTTTAATTCCTGACATTTCTCATATTCTTCTGTTTCTATAAAATAGTCTATTATGTCATTTAACATATCTGTTAATTCATTCATCTCTATTTTATATGGGTCATATAATATATAGCTTATCTCATTACCCTGGCTAGCCAAATTGTCTATATTGAATTTACCTGTAAGAATTTTATAGGTATTTTCGAATGCCAGGTCCAAACCTTCATTATCAAGCTTTTCATATGATTCGTATGATTCCATTTGACTTCCATTTATTGATTAAAAATTAAACCTCCAACCTCCGAAGCTTTGACGGCATGCTTCTTCTACCGTTGGGTCCGGGTGCCTATTTAGGCAGCCATTGCCATTTCAACTTGTTCGCCAGTTAATTGCGTTTGAACTTCCTTATATCCTTATCTTCTTGTCAAAACCAGTCATCCCCATGTTTTAACCGTGGAGAATATCAGATTCGAACTGATGGCCTCTACAGTGCAAGTGTAGCGCTCTAGCCAACTGAGCTAATTCCCCTTTGTGGAGATGGTGGGAATCGAACCCACGTCCAAAGAAGTAGCTAATATAAGTACTAACGTTCAAATATAAATATCACTTTTCTACCTGTTTTTTAGGTTTTCGTCTATAAGTTCTGCGATTATTTTTTGGTGCAGATTTCCTAGAATTTTTACCAAGTGATTTGATTTCGTTTTTAAGTAACTCATTTACTAGAATTTTATCCTCTAATAATTCTTTTACCGTAACGAATTTTTTGTTTAGATATAGTACAGTTGCTACTACTCCTAAACCAAATGCTAGTATTACTGATAGTGTTATCATTTCTTATACCCTTTCCATGTTCCTGTTCCCTCATCAAGCATTCCAAGTCTTTGTGCGTTTTTATACATTTTCTGCATATCCAACATTGTTTCAATAACACGATTTGTTTCTGAAAATGTTAATTCAAACCTTTTGTTGTCAATTAAAAATGTACCTATCAATGGTTGGTTTGCCTCGCCTTGTGGATATTTAGCTTTAGCTCCTTTCATTAAATCACAGTCAATAGTTGACCAAACTTTCCCATACTTTTGGGGATTAAATTTCTTTGCCATGTCTTATTTTTTTTAGCAAATTATGTCTACTCTTTTACATTTAGGATTTTCGACTTTCTCCTTTAGAATTATCTAATATATTATTTAATTTATTAGTTAATTATTATATTAGTATACTAATTATTAGTATTATTAGTAATTACTATTATTAGTTTTTTACTACTAATATATTAAAAATTTCCGACAAATAAAAATATTTTCAGAACTTTTTTTATTTTATTGGATAAATACCTTCTAACAACTGTGTCATATACACATCTATTAGATTTCTTCTGTATTCTATCGATTCGTTTTTAGACATTATCTTTTCTATATAATGACATATAGGACTGTTTGTCTCCATAAATATAGCGTCAGCATTAAACAAATCAGATACACCTTTAGAGCCACCATGCTTAAATGCAGATATTATTCTGTCTTTATCAATATGTCTTTTGTTAAATCCCATATTACTTCTCTTGTCTATAATTTTTTATTCTATATAATACATAACCTAATACAGGTGTGCCGTATAGCATTGTTATTAGACTTGGATGCGGTTCTCCGCATAATCCTGTTGCGTGTTTAAGAAACTCTATCATAACTTTCCTCTTTTAATCTTTTATTAAATAATCTATTTGATTCGTAATTATATGTATACAGATGTATTACAGATGCCTGGCTTTTACTTGCAGTACCTGTAAGTACACCTCCATTAAATATTGAAGACATAATTTTATTTCCTTTTGGTATATGTCCACCATTACCATCAGATGTCCAGGTTATATCTTTATAATGAGCCACGATTTTTCCTTTACATCTTACAAGTATTTCATTTGCTAATGTTTTGTGTGGTTTGTTTTTATATCCACTACAATAATCTATCCAGTCCTTATCACCGTATGGGTCTAGCTTTGTAGATTTTCTAACATTTAATACAACTATTTTTCTATCTGTATTTCTTAATTCCTTTTTAAGTTCCCATAGGTCAATATTTATACCTGTGTTTAATTCGTCTTCAAGTCTATCAAATTTCTTGAAATAATGTTTACCTCCATGTCCTCTTTTTATATTAAGAAAACCTTCAGGTATACAAATCTGAGGATACTTCCAGCAAGTTTCTATCAGCATTGTTTCTGCATTTGTAGCATCCTCTTCTGTCTTAAATCTTCCAAGAAGTCTAAATGAATATTCGTTGTTTCTAAGCCATTCTACTTTTTTACTAGAGTCATCAAGTTGTATATGTTGAGTGACTCTATCTGTTTGGCCTTTTCCTACGTATGCATGTAAACCTTTTTTACAGAAATAACCGTATACATAATATTTGTAATTATTCGCTTCCATTAAGAAATTGTTTTTGTTCTTTAAGTGCTTTCTTTAATTCTTCTGCTTGTATTTTCTTAGATTTTTTATTCATCTCTTTTTCAGAAGCCTTCATAGCAGCAAGAGCAGTTTTGTTTCTTTTTAGAATTCTTTCATGTGTCATACAAGGATATATTGTAAACCTGTCTTTGTTTTCATCGACTCTTATTTTGTAATCAGGTGTACCGTTATCCTTAAACGTTTGTTCTGTGATTTTACCAGTAAGTATATCACCGGTTAAAAATTTGAAAGTGACTATGTCGCCTACGTTATATAAATGTTGTTTTGCCATGTTAAAATTATTTTAGTTAATAGTGAACCAGGAAGGATTCGAACCTTCGACCTACAGCTTAGAAGGCTGTTGCTCTATCCAGCTGAGCTACTGGTCCATGTAGTTTGATATTGGTGTTAACATCTTAATTGTTTCAACAGTTTTTGGCCAGTCGTAACCATGTTGACCAAACCAAATCCAAGTACCTTTGAAGTCCGGTTGGCCTCTGTAATTACTGTCGTCTATTAGTATGTCACCAATAAGCAAATCTTTTCTGTGTGTTAAAAATACCTTTCTAGATAATTCAGGTAGATGTTCCTCTATCCAATCTCTCTTTTGTCCCCAGGCTGCAGGGTTATTCCAAGGAGCAGTTGATGCAATAAAAACATCATGACCTAACTCAATCAATTCTCTTACAGATTCTATTGCACCAGGCATAGGTTCAAAATGACTAAAGTTTAATACCTCGTCCATTTTAACTTTTTCTGATATATTGTCTGGAAGATTGCTAGATAACTTGTCAGCTGCCTTTTGAAAGTTGGCAAGTACACCATCCATATCTATATAAATTCTTAGTTTTTCCATATATTACATTGATTCGTTATACCATTCATTGTCCAATTCTTTGGAGCAAGGAACGTTGTTATTAGAAAATGCTGATACAAAACAAAATGCTGACATTAGCAAAGTACAAATGCAAAATGCAAATTCATTAAGTGGGTCAGCAAAGTTAATGTAATTTAGAATATCGCCAGTACCAGTAATGTATGCGATGTATAGGGCGGCCAAACCTAGTGCAGCGTAGCCAAATTTTTTAATCTTATTCATGTTTCAATTGTTATTATTTATACTATAAATATACGCAAAATTTCCGAGATATAAAAGGATTTTGCTGCCTTTTTTTAACAAAGTTATTAACAATCTCTTTGTGCTTCATATACGTGTTTTAGTACCGGAAACCTTAATGACCATTCGCCATCTTTGTTTTGTGATTCTTCGAAGTATTGTACTGTAACAATCTTTCCAAGAATTTTGCTATGGTCTTTGTGGTATTCCTTTCTCTGTTCTAGTGTAAAACCTGAACCTACACCAACCTTATTACCTTTGTGTTCTATTACGATATTACTTAAACAAGGTATTGTTTTTTCTACACCGTCCTCTACAATCCTCATGTCTCCATTAACAGCGTCGATAACTTTATATTCAGCATCGTGCATTTGTTTTACCTTGAGAATATCCTTAGAACGTTTACCTTTATATCCAACGTTATTACGAATCATAATACCTTCATGACCGGCAGCTATAGCCTCATCGTTTAGGTGATTGAAATATTTTACATTAGGTATAAAATCCTGGTCAAGTACTTCTATAATGTTTTCATTACAACCAGCTATATGTAGGTCATGTATAGAATTTTCGTATCTAGTATATAGTGGAGCCTCACCTTGTTTTTCATCGAATTCCTTGAGTGTAAGCATATCAAATACAAACATCTTAGGGTTAACAATGGTGTGTTTTTTACGTCTTATTTGTTTCATAATATCTTGGAAGTTTTCATTTCCATTATCATCAACAATACATACCTCACCGTCAAGAACAAAGTCGCCTTCTATTTTATTAACCTCGTTAATTAAATTACCTAGCGTTTCAAATTCTTTACCTTGTCTAGAATAAGCCTTTGTTGTATCACCTTCTTTGCGTATAATACATCTTACTCCGTCTAGTTTTCTAGAACCAAACCATTCTTCGTTTTCAAAATCCGGCATATCTTTAATAGCCTCAGCCAATGCAACCTTGAACTGTGGTATTAGTCCAGGTATTGCTTTGTTTATTAAACTAGCACCAGCACGTGTTTTAAGGTCCTTGTCAATTATATTATATATGATATCCTCATATTTTTTATTTGCCAATACAAAACCATTTACTGCAGATATTGCAGCGTGGCCTGTTAATACTCTATTAGATAAATCATCGAGTAAATCAAACAGCAAGTAAAGGTCATCGCTATCACAAAGGTCATGACGCTTTTTACAGTTGTCTGATGTTACACCAAACTGCATATAAGGACTATATACATATTGTAACACCTGGCAAAGCCATTTGTTTTGAGAATATGATTTAATAATTTCTATCTTTTCATTCGAGCTTGATGTAGCCTGTAATTCCTGTGAAAAGTTTTTAACCGCCTGAAGGGTTTTTTGAGTGTCTAGTTTGTTCCAGTTCATTTGTTAATTATTATTTATACTATAAATATAATAAAAAATTACGACATATGAAAGGATTATAGCAACTATTTTTGTAAAGTTATTAACAATTATATTGCAATAAGAAATACAGTCACCATAATTGCTATGTATATAAACGGTGTTAAATCAATTTTATTTTCCATATCTATAAATATTTTACTATAAACCTACGTGTGTTAACAGAATGTAAACAAATTGTTATCTTACCTGCCATTTATATTTTGTAATATACCAAACTTCATCTGCTCTATATCTAGATGTAACGAAATATATTCTACGGTCGGCCTCCCATTTATTGGAAGACCAATATACAATGTTGTTTTCAGCCTCCGATTTTCGATCTGTATAATATACAATCTTGTCAGCCTGCCATTTGTTCTTTGTTTCAAAAACCTTTACAACATCCTTTTCCCATTTGTATTCGGTAGCATATAATACCTGAGCATTGCAAGATTCCATAAAAAATATTCCAAGAAACAATAACACTGTAAGTATCAGTATAAGTCTATTTGCAAAGCATACGCCTTTTTCTTCTTCTGTCATTTTATTCTATTTCTTCTACGTTTTTTTCATATTCACTATATCCAAAAATCAAATCGATTGTGGCAATACCTAAACCTATTTCAATTTCTGTCCATTTGCATTCTTCGTTGGCACCTATATATTGCCAACCAAGCATAAATCTATCGTGTGGCCAATGCAGCCTAAGTCTTACAAACCAGTCTTGAATCATTGCTCTAGTTCTAAATAGTTTAACAAAAATTCTAACTTGGCATCTATGATATTCATTTTTTCTATAATAATATCCATCTTGTCACGCGCGCTCTCTTGATTCCCTCGCCCGTTCGGGGCGCGGTACCCATATGTTTTTAGTTGGCGCAGTTGGTTAAGGGTTCGTTGCTTTTTTCTTTTTCCGTCCATTGTTTTTCTCCTTGTAAATTTCGTACGCATGTTCGAACTTGTCGGCCATAGTACCATACTTTTTATTTTCTAGTGTTTTGCTAATTTTCATAACACCGTCGTATACATGTTTACCTTCATTGTATAAATCCATCAATATGTCTTCTGTTCTATCAAATCCCATTACATTTTCCAATTTCTAAACGCATAAGCTATTTCGTCGTCCACCTTATCATCCTCAGTATAAGTAATCTTATCAGGTATAGGTAACAAGGTATTGATAATAGTACGCAGATTAAATACGTGAGTAGAACTAATGGTATGACTAGCATAAAGAGATTCTATCCAATCGATACACCAGTC